AACAAGAGCTTTTGGTTGGAACGCACAATTTTACCGCCTCCAGCGGCAACGCTTTTAAGCTGGCCTTGTACACGTCGAGCGCCACGCTTGGTGCTGCGACAACAGCGTTCACGACGACAGGTCAAGCCAGTGGCACGAACTATACCTCTGGCGGAAATACGGTTACGTCGGTGACACCAACAACTTCTGGCACGACTGCTGTGTGTGATTTTGCCGATTTGACATTTGGCACGGCCACTGTCACGGCTCGCGGCTGTATGATTTACAACGACACTCAGTCAGACAAAGCGTGTGCAGTAATCGATTTTGGTGGCGACAAAACCAGCACGGCTGGTGATTTTACTATTGTATTCCCTAGCCCCACGGCTACTGGCGCGATCATTCGGTTGGCGTAATGGCTTATGCCACTACAAACACTAGATTTTCAGCCGGGCATCGACAAGGAAGGCACCGACTACTCGGCTAAAGGCGGCTGGGTAGACGGTAACCTCGTAAGATTTAGAAAAGGCCGTGTCGAGAAGGTAGGTGGCTGGCAAAAGCTCGGCTCAAACAACTATCTTGGTACGGGCCGTGCCCTGCACTCTTGGATATCTCTTGGCGGGGTTCGATACCTTGGCGTCGGTTCGACGTTCAAGTATTACATCGAAGAGGGCGGCACCTACTACGATATAACGCCCATCAGGGCAACCACGTCTGCTGGCGATGTCACTTTTGCCGCAACCAACGGCTCCTCAACGATAACTGTCACTGACACTTCGCACGGCGCGGTCAATGGTGACTTTGTGACTTTTAGCGGAGCAGCTTCTCTTGGCGGTTTGGTGACCGCAGATGTTTTGAACCAAGAATATCAAATCGACCTCGTTACTTCGGTCAACGCTTACACAATAACCGCCAAAGACACCTCTGGCTCAACGGTTACCGCCAACGCATCTGACAGTGGCAATGGCGGATCTAGCGTCGTTGGCACTTATCAAATAAACACTGGCCTAGACACTTTCGTAAAATCAACTGGTTGGGGTTTAGGGACGTGGAGTTCTGGTGGGTTTGGCTCTGCATCATCAATCAGTGCAATAAACCAGCTTCGCTTGTGGACACACGACAACTACGGCGAGAACCTGATCATCAACCCTCGCGGCGCAGGCATATATCGCTGGGTTGAAAACAACGGAACCAGCGTCAGGGCGCTTGAGCTTTCTGGCGTTACTGGTGCCAACTTGGTGCCGACTGTGGCGCTTCAGGTCATTACCTCAGAGACTGACCGCCATTTAGTGGTTCTTGGCGCAGATCCGATATCGGGCAGCAGCAGGACTGGAGTGGTTGACCCCATGCTGGTGGCTTTCTCAGACCAAGAGAATGAGCTGGACTTTGAACCAAGGGCCACAAACACAGCGGGTTCTTTGAGGCTATCTTCTGGCTCTTTCATTGTTGGGGGAATCAAGTCTCGTCAAGAAATCTTGATCTTCACCGACACCAGCCTGTACAGCATGAATTTTATTGGGCCACCGCTCACCTTTGCGATCAATTTGATTGACGAGGGTTCTGGCTTGCTGTCGCCAAAGTCTTGTGTGAACGCGCCAAACGGCGTTTTTTATGCCAGCAAGACAGGGTTTTATTTTTACAGCGGGTCAGTCAAGCGTCTACCCTGCACCGTGCAGGAATATGTCTTTGAGGACATAGACCTAGATCAAGCGTTCAAGTGTCACATGGGAGTCAACACCGAGTTCAGCGAGATATGGTTTTTCTATCCCAGCATTGCAGACGGCACTGGCGAGATTAGCCGATACGTCATCTACAACTACGAAGAAAATCATTGGTCTGTGGGTAGCTTGGTGCGTTACGCATGGCTTGATGCAGGCATCGAGGATCTGCCCTATGCCACAGCAACCACAAGCTCTCAGCAGTGTGTGTTTGAGCACGAAACAGGCTTCGATGACTATGAAGACGCTATGACTGGAGTTTTCATCGAGAGCGCCGATTTAGATATTTCATCTGGCGACTCGTTTACCTTTGTAAAGCAGATCATTCCTGATATGAAGTTTGTGACTGCGACAGGTGTGAGCGTAGACCCCGCCATGAATATCGTACTCAAGAGCAGAGATTACCCCGGCCAGAGTTTGACAACCGATTCAACCTCTCAGGTCACGCCGACAACCACGTTTAGCAACGTGCGGACTAGAGCACGTCAGGTAGCCTTTCGGTTTGAGAGCGACGATGACAACACGGCCACTGAGCAGAAGGGATATAAATGGAGGCTCGGCTCTACCCGAATCGACATCCAGCCTAGCGGCAGACGTGCGTGAGCAAGCTGCTTGAGACCCGATTGCCTTTTTCTCAGGCCGATTCTGTCAGTTCAGACACCTTCAATCGGCTTGTTCGGATCTTAGAATTAAACCTTGGGGCGGTTGATTTCACCATTTCACCGCACTTCAATTCTACTGAAATCAGTGAGCTTCAGTTTGCAACGGGTAGTATTATCTTCAATACTACAAACCAAATACATCAAGCGTTTGACGGCACTGTGTTCAGAGACCTGTACAGCCATCAAACTTATCCAACGGGACTGGCGATCACCGCTGGCGTTGGCGCTGTAACCGTGAGTATATCGTAATGGATGCAATGCTACAGAGTCGAATTCAAAACTTGATTGGCGATGATATGCCGATGGGTTTGGAGCAATACGCAGAGGGCGGTGAAGTTGATGTTCCCGGCCCTAATTCTGGCTTTGAGACAGACTTGCTCGAAGGTGCTGTTGAGGGTCTTGATGAATTGGAAAGCATGGGGATGGGAGTCCCTGAGATAGAATCCTCTGGGAACTCAAACCAAGACTTAGAAAACACCATCAACGAGCTGATGATGGCTCGCGGCGAAGCCGAAGATGAAGGCGAAATGGCGTACATCGACGGCTTGATCAATGCTGCCGAAGTTGGCACTAACGCTCCGATGGCAGACCTTGCTATGCAGCTTTCTCAAGCTGGTCGAGGTGGTGATGTCGCGTTAGCGCATCTTCGTAACGGCGAGATCGTTTTACCACCTGAGTCAATGGACGATCCAGCGTTTGAGTCTGCTGTTGAGAAGCGGCTTATTGAGCTAGACATGGATCCGCAGGCAGCGGTTGTCGGCGCGGGTATCGCAAGCCTAAACCCAATTACTGGGCTAGAAGAGTTTGGCTGGTTCAAGAAAACTTGGAAAAGCGTCAAGAAGGTTGCAAAGAAGGTAATCAAGCCGATTGCAGCGGTGGCTCAGTTCATACCCGGCCCTTGGCAACCGTTAGCGGCACTGGCAAACAAGGCATTTACGGTTTACGACGTAGCTAAAGGTAGGGCAAGCCCCTTAGCTCTCGCTGGTGCTTTTGCACCTATACCGGGCGCTGGTGCTGCTGGTGCTGCTGGGGCTGCCGCTTCAGCGAGCAAGGGTCTTGCATCTCTTGGCGGCATTGGTAAAGCCGCAGGAAATTTTTTACGCAATCCTGTTTCAAGCATTTCTTCGGGTATAGGCAGTCTCGGCAAAGGTATTGCTGGACTTATAAGCGGTGGCGGCGCAGATAACATAGGCAGATTTGGTCGCTTGGGAGATTTCTTAGGCGGTACCAGTGGCGCAAGCGGAGGTATTGCTGGGCTTATAAGTGGTGGTGGTGCCGATAATGTTGGTCGTTTTGGTCGTTTAGGGGATCTCTTGGGTGGCTCAGGCAGCTTGATCAGCGGTGGTGGTGCCGATAATGTTGGTCGTTTTGGCCGAGTTGGTGACTTCTTGGGCGGCATTGGTGACGCTATTGGGTTAACCAATTATGGGGCACAAGATCCGCTTATGACAATGGGAACCAATATGGGTTCCGAAGAATTGGGCAGTTATTTAGGTCTGCCAAAAGAGGTGACAGCACTCATTGAGTCTGGCGACCTTACAGGGGCTGAGGCGCTCTACATGCAAATGGCCCAAGCTGGACAGGTTGACCCTCGACGGTTAGCTGGCGCTGTTCAGCAGGGACAACAAGGCGGCTTGGGCGGAATATTCAGCGGAGGCGGAGCTGACGGGGTTGGTAATTACGGCGTTATCGGTGATTTCCTTGGCGGAATAACTGACAAGCTTGGCCTGACCAATTACGGCGGGACGGCAGGAACAGCAGGAACAGGCACTTCTGGGTCTCGCGGATTAGGCGGCTTGGGAACGCTGGGCGCTATCGGCGCTGCTGGTTTGCTCGGCAAGCTGGCTTATGACGAAGCCAAGAACAGAAAAGGCGTGGCCTTGACCCCGCTCACTCAAGAGGGATCAACTGGCCGATACAACATCGAAGCCGAGATTGCACGGCGCACAGGCCAACCTGCACCTAATCCTGTCGAGTACGGTTTGTTACCAGCGGGAACAATACCCACGCTA